TAGAAAGAAAGCAAATCAAATGCTACATTTTATATTCCTACTAGTAGATATCTCCGATGATAATCCTTTAGCACATGTTAAGACATCAAAAAAAGAAGAAGAAGCACTGTTTAGGGCGTTTGGAAAGAGAAATAAAAAATTGTCTGACAAAGAGTTAGCCCTAATTAAACCTGCATTAGATCTTTATATAAAACTTAATACTACGCCAGAAGAACAATTGCTGTTGGCTTTTGACACGAAATTAGAAGAAATCGTACATACTTTAGAAATAACTGTACCAGAAACTGTGACTAACGAAGAAAATGGTGTAGTAACATTTACAAGTAATAGTAAGATCATGACATCTTCATTATCAAAACTAGCTAAACTTAGAAAAAATAGGGAAAAAATAGTAGCGTCGATTAAAAACGAAGCAATCAATCAAAAGGTTAGAGGTAAGATATATATATCGCCATTGGCCAAGGGTTTAATAAAAATAGAATAAATATGCCGATACTATATAAAAAGGGAGGGCTTTCACGGTCTGATGACTATGGAAGTTCCAAAAAACCGTATCCCTCAGTTCAGAAAAAAGATTTCGCAGGAGGAGGGAGATCATACCCAATTCCTACTAGAGCAGATGCAGTCGATGCATGTAGATTAGCTGGTTTACATGGTAGACCAGATGTAAAAGCTAAGATAAGAAGAAAATACCCAGATGTCTGTAAATAATGTTTGAACTATACAAAGAATCAGTATTACCAATTAATGCAGAGATACCAGAGGAGTTGAGACCACTGTTAAAGTATAAAAGTGGGGAAAATCTACTATTATACGCATACTTATTAGTAAGCAGGTCTAAGGATAATCCTATTAAAGATTTACGTGAAAGTGAAAGAAAAACAATGGCTTTTTCAATAGCATTTAAAAATGCAAAGTCTTTCAATGATCTATACACAGAAAAAGAAAAATCTGAAATTAATAAGGTAATTAAGGAATATAAGAGATCACAATCTACTGGAATACAGAGGGATTTGGATTTATATGATAAGAAGATTTATCAATTTATAGATTTACTTAATAGTATGGAGCCGGAAATTATAAAAAATGAGCATGAGATATCTGGTCGTATAACATTTTCTACTAATATAGATATAATTAACCTTGTGTTAGAGAATTCTATTGAAATAATACTTGATAAGTTAGCATTGCAGGAATTAAAAACCACAGGTAAAACTACTGACAGACTCCGGGGATCACTTTCTAATAAAAATAGAAATAAATTATTAAGGCATGATACTACGAAAAAAACCAATTAAAGCACAAGATAATACTAAATTAACTAGTGGTGTATGGTCTGGGCTATCCAGAGAAGAAGCATTATCTCAGCTCAAAGAATTGCAGGAAAAATTTCCGGAAGCACTAGTAAATCTTATTAAATCGGATCAAACTCTTTATAATTTATATGCCTCACAACTTGGTAAGGGTACTGGAGTAGTTTCTGTACCAAATATGCCTATCAGAAATAATGAGAATAATGAATTATTTTCTCCAGCTAGCTTTAATGGAATACCAGTAAGTAGAATATATACTAATGAAGAAGATTTTAAAAAAGAGTTCGAAGCACCATCCGGAAGGTATTGTAGAAATAAAATAAAGGTTAAAGATGCATATGGTAATTCATACTGTACTAGATCTGCTCTTCAAGCATCCCCGTATTCTTGGTACAATGTGTGGAAAGATGCTGAAGGAAAGTGGATTAATTCAGCTGGACAACCAGGTTCCGGAGTTAATGCATGGGACGTACAGAATGCAGTGAATGCCTCAGATGATGCTTTCGTTTATTATGACTATTTTAGGGATGGTCCACTGACAGAAGAGATAAAAGAAAATTTACCATTCGGTTCCCTACTTCAATACGGAAAAGTAGGAACTGGTTTTGGTGTTAATAAAGAGTATGGGGAACAAAGACCACGTCATACAACAGCCTTGGCTGGTGTAATACTAAATGGTGAAAAGCCAGCAGTATATAACTTTGGTAATCCAAAAATAGCAGAAAAAGATATATTTACTGAGTTTAATCCAAGATATCCTAGAACAGGTCTTACTAAAATAGTAGCACCCACAAAATTTAAAAACGTCAGTATTCACGACGTAGTTAATATGTATAAAGATTTTGCTAAATCACAAAAATTTAATAATATTGACACTAAATTAACTGATAAAGACTACGAAATATGGAAGACTGCTATAAAAGCTAATGGCGATGATCTGGATGAATCATTTTTAGAAGATATAGATACTTTCTACAAATCCCTTAATAAGTATTCAGATAAGATTAAAAAAGACTACAATTTAAATGATTACTCGGTTGATTTAATAAAGAGATTGTTATTAGGAATAGCTGTTCAGGAATCAGGTACTACAGGAGATTTTGCAGCTGCGTTAGACCATATGTTCGGGAGTAGTACTGGACTTACACAACTACTCACAGAAAATAGAGATAAGATAAAAGACCAGCATACTATACCGAAAACTGTAAATAGTTTTTTACTAACTCCGGAATCTTCTGCATACTATTCTATGGCGCTAATGGCCAATAATTTAAAGGATTTAGAAAACTTAAGTAAAATAAAGAAAGGTACAGGAAGTTATTATCAACCAAAGACTTTTGGATTAACTGGAAAACCAGCTAAAGTATTAAAAAAGATAATACCGAAATTATCTGCCCCAAATGATTATACTATGTCGTTAGCAGATATTTCTTTGGGACCATTAACAATGATACCAAAATATCTTGCAGCAGCATTTGGGTATGATAAAGTAAAAACTACTGGTAATGCCGATTTAAGTGATGCAGAGATATTAGCATACATGTGGAATAATCCTGGAAGAATAGTATCTGGAGATGCTGGTGGTTATACCGAGAACTCATATATTAAAAACGTATTGAATTATGCATTCCCATATACTACCAAAACAGAGAGGTTTCAAGAATTCATGAATAAGAAAAAAAGGAAATGATACTTATAAGAAAATATCAAACAGGAGGATACATCTACAAGACAGTAGAAGATGCATTAGCAGACCCAAGATTAAAAGGAATAGCTGTTAATGGTCCCACTATGACTAGATGCCTTGGTTCCGCACTAGATGCTGGTGAAAGTTGTGGGTACAGTTGGAGACCATCACTTGATCAATATTATGTTAAACATGGGTTCAGACCTTTTATTCCGGGAGAACATGACGAAGCAAGAATAGACGCTTGGAATGTATACGATGCATTACTAGAAGCTGACGATGTTAACTTTATCTATGATGCACACAAAGGAGAAGTATGGTCTCCAGATATACTTAAAAATGTGCCATTATATTCGCTTATAGGCACAGGAGATGCAAGAAAAGCCGGAGGAAAATATATTCCTACTAATTATGGGGGTATAAGATCAAGCCACTCTATGATAGTAATAGGATACTTAGAAGATGGTACACCATTAGTATATGATAGAGGTAAGATTCATGCGGGACTACCAGAGAAATATCAAAATAAGGTAAATTTTGTAGTAGCACCATCTAATGCTCCAATGTACCAGGCACAAATAACTGAAGAAATCCCAGAACAGGAGACCGAAGAAAGCGAAGAAACTGAGGAAACAAAAGAAACTGAGGAAACAAAAGAAACCAATAAGGATACTAAAAAAGAAGATAAACCTAAAAGAACTAAAATTCAAATAAAAACAGACGACGATTTACTCAAGCTATTAAGTGAGTTAAAAAGTCTAACTACAAAAGTTAGACCAATGGAAATTCCAAGTAATTACAAAAACATATTTTACAGACAATGATACTTTACAAAAAAGGCGGATCATCAGATGGTGAAAAGAGACCATCTCATAGAAAACAAAATTATCCAAGACAATCAGCTAGACCAGGATTAAGTAAGTATATAGCTAAATCTACCGGAAGAGATAAACAAAGAAACCATCAATTAGCTGCTGATCTAGCTAAAAAAGATATGGATTGGGCAGTGAAAAGATCATACGGTGCTGCATATCCAAAGAGATATGGCAGAATAGCCGGTAGAGCTTATAAAAAGAACATTAAAGAACAGACTAAAGCCGACTTTCATCAAGGAAGAGCCGATGAATATCAACATCAGAAAGAAAAACAAGGGATAAAAAATCCAAAAATCAAAGATAAAATTCAGAAAAAGAATTACAAATTAAATAAAGATGAGAAAAAGGCTGTTAAACAAATGGGAAAGCAAATAAAGAAAAAAGTTAGTAACAGAGCATACCATACCAAATGGTAAAATATGGAAGATATTAAATTATGGCTGCCTGACGAAGCTTTGTGTTCTGCACAAAGTGAACTCAGGAGAATTGAAGAATGGAAAAGGAAAAATGGAGGGATAAAAAGGCCTTCAGAAATTGGAATAGATAATTATATATACGGCTCATCATTACCTTCGAAGTTTTATGAAGGGCGCTATCCTCCTCCAGTACCAATCGATTCAGCAGAAAATCTGGAGTGGTACGAGGACCAACTTAGTAGATGTATTCATGGATTTGAGTACAAAGGAACTAGGATTACTGGCGACCATTACTGGTTCATTAATTTTGCACCAATTCCTTTGGTAAAGAAAGATAAACACGGTAATCTAACCAATGACTTTGGAATAGATTTCCCATACTTCTCCTATATGCATGATTACGTTTTTAAGCTAATGGAAGAGGCACATGAAATGGAAAAGCATTTCATGATGATGACTGGGAGAGGATATGGTAAGACATATATGACACTTTCAATAGCATCAAAACTTTATTATACCAAACCAGGAAGTATTAGTCTAGTTTCGGCTACAACATCGACACACGTGGACGAGGCATTTAGTAAGCTTAAATACATGTTACTAGCCACAGAACGCGTGCATCCAACATTAGCATTAGCACGTTTAGTCGATACTAAATCTCATGTTAAATCCGGTTATGAAATAACTAAAGATGGTGTAAGGCGTGAAGAAGGTCCTATGTCAGAGCTGCGTAAAGTAGCATATGGGGACAACCCAGATGCAACGAGGGGTAGCCGTTATGATTATCAGTTATTCGAAGAGGTTGGCGCATGGAGCACAGGAAAGGCCAATTTAAAGGCTTGTTATTCTGCATCCGAGGGTTCTTGGTATGTAAGTAGCGGTGGTATCCTGAAAACTCGTGTATTCTTCATTGGAACAGGTGGATCAGTAGCGTCTGACCAGGCTAAAGAAATGTTTATGGACCCGGATGCCTATAATATACTCGCAGTTAATGATTTTAGATTAGGTAAGAAGCATGGAGTATTTATTCCGGCGCATTACCTGTATGGTAAAGCAGGTTGGGAAAGAACTGGAGTAAACAACAACGAGTGGGCTAAGGAGCAGATAGAGAAGAAGAGAGAAGCAAGAAAGAATGACGCAGAACTTCTGCAGAGACATATTCAGGAATTTCCGTTTACAGTAGAAGAAGTATTTAAAAAATCCGGTACTAATATCTTTCATCAACGCAATATAGCCAAACAATGGACTGATATTCAATTCGGTGCAAGTCATATAATTAAACCTGAAAAGGGATTCTTAGAATGGAAAAGAACCAAATCTGGTAAAATAGTAGGAGTTGAATGGGCTTTAAATCCAAATGGAAACATCGAGATAGTTGAACATCCATATCACGGTAAAGATGGTAAAACAATATACCCAGATTTATATGTAGCCGGAATTGACTCTATCGACCAGGGTGTCCTTGATTCAACGTCAACTAAGTATAGGTCATCACTAGCTATATTGGTAAAGAAAAGAATAGTGGAAGGTGAGTATTTCAAACAAACATCTAATATTTATGTAGCTAAATATATCGGAAGAAGTCTGGACGTTAGAGATGATTACGAAGAGGCGCTCAAGTTAGCTATGTATTATGGTGCAAAGGTTAATATTGAATACACACGTATAGGAATAATACAGTATTTCAGAGAAAGAAAGCAGTACCATTTATTTATGAAAAGGCCGATGGTAGCTAGATCTAATGCTGGCTCCGGTGAATTAGAATACATCAGAAAGTTACGTGAGCAAACATTAATAGGAACTACTACCACCTCGAATGTAATAGATCATCAAGACGGTAAAATTAAAGAATACACAAGAGATTTTTGTCACTTAATATTTTTTGAAGATTTACTCGAACAGTTACGAGATTACCAAAGAGAAGATAGGACCCGCTATGACCTAGTAATTGCTATGGGATTATGCGAAATAGCAGACGAAGATATGTTAAACGAACCAGCAAAACCAAATAACAGCGATACAAAGGGATTTGAAGAATTTGGATTTTACATCGGACAAGACGGAAGGAAAAAGTTCGGAGTAATTCCAAAAAATAAAAAACAAGTAACCGATTTCATCAATACAGAAAATAAATATGGGTTCAGATGGGTAGATATGCATGGATTACCAAGATTTGATGATAAATTTAATGTGACTGATGTAAGAGATTTAGAAGAAATAACTAATTAATTTTTACTATAATAACTTGAAGTATTTTTAGTAATAATAAATAATAATGTAAAATGGAAGAGAATTTTGTAATAATGACAGAGAAGACGTTTTCATCAGTAATGGCATACTTGAAATCAAGACCATACGCTGAGGTTGGTGGTTCGATACCATCGATAGAACACGAAGTTAGTACACTAGCATCTACTAAAATAGTAGTGCCGAAAGAGTACGCCAACGAAACAATCGATGAAATACATCTAAACAAAAAAGAAAACGAATAAAATGATTGATGCTAATGCAATAACCCCGACTTATGCCTTTGTCATAGTCAGATTACTTGGGTTAGATGAAATTTATGATTCTCTAATTACACAATCGCAATCAACTGAAGAAGAGATTGCAGTGAGATATGGTGAAGTTTTGTCTCTCGGGCCTGATGTAGACAAATATGGTAATTGTAAAGGGTTGAAAGTAGGTGATATAGCACTATTCACAGAATTTGCTGGGTATCACATACCAACCGATAATGAAATGATTAAAGTAATTAGAGCATATGATGTAATAGGTAAGACAATGAATATAAAGGATTTTGAAAAATTAGAACCTACGGAAAATAGGGTACTAGTTGAAATTGAATCAGTAGATTCTTTGGCTAGTGGTATAATTCTAAATGGTGCGCCTGATCCAAGATTAGCTGACTTAACATATGGTAAAGTTATCAAAACAGGACCAGCTACAGCGCTAGAATTAGAAGAAGGAGATCTGGTAGCATTTCCTCCATTCGCAGGAACAATAGTGAGACACTATGAATCGGAAAAGGATAAAGAACTTAAAATAGTTCTTGAATATGATATCCTGTTCACAGTATCTAAATAGTATATAGGGCCCGATTATACCAATCGGGCTTTTTGCATTAATAAAACCAAGAAAAATATATATGGCCACATCAGGAACATATTATCCTCAGATATACTACGAGGATATGTATATCACAGAAAGCCAAAAGGCTGAATTAGACTATTTAAAAGGAAATATAGATCATTGGGTAGCTTCTTTAGTACAATCGAAAGCCTACATGAAGACTTACAGAGATTACTACAATGGTGTTAGAGATAATAAAGATTTTGAGTATTTAACAGAAAACTTTGGGATAGGAACACCATCTAATCTTAAATTCACCAATATAATTAAACCAAGAGTAGACTCTATAGTAGCTCAAATAGAGTCAGATTCATACACATACACAGTCACAGCCACAGACGACAAAACAATAGATTTAATCCAAGAAGAAAAAAAGCAAAAGAAAATAGATGAGATAATGAATGAACTCCAGAAGTTTTCTCAAGCTATGGACCAAGCTATAAAGGAAAATAAAGAACCTATTCCTTATTCAGAACTCAAAGCTAGTCTTGACAAGGTAAAAGTAAGATATAATAGTAACTTTATATCTGACTTTGAAATAGCAGCCCAAAAAGTATGTTCATATTTTGAGAAATCTAATGTAATGGAGTTGCGTAGAAAACTAGCTACACTAGTGCATGATTTAGCAGTTACTGGTGAATGTTACTACAGAGTATATTTTGATCGCCTAGGTTCTGACCCCATCTTCGAAGTTATCAAACCTGAGAACTTCTTTCACAACAAAAATACCAATACACCATTCCTAGAAGGAACTGATGCTGTAGTTCATAGAGAATATATGACACATAAGCAGGTAGCAGCTAAATATGGTAAATTTATGACCAAAGAGCAGATGAAGGAGCTATTTGGTGGTCGCTATATGACTAGGACTGCCAGGTCTCTTAACTCAGGGCTCGATCTCGAACTATATTATGGTGAAGAAGACCCAATGCTTGGTCAGAAATACTTTAATTCAGCATATACTGTTGAAGTAATGCATGTTGAATGGTTGGCTACCAATGAAGTGACTATCGACGAAGAAGAGATGCATAGATTAACGCAAATTGGTAAAGGTCATAATTACAAAATTGGTGAGAAAGTAAGAAGATTAGATCGATATGAAGGTACACGAATTGGAGGTACAGTGTATGTTAATGCTGGTAAAACTGAATATGTACCGAGATCAGCGAATGATCCGTATAGCTGTGGATTCTCATACGGAGGACTACTTAATAATGATAGAGGAGGAAAACCTTACTCTATAGTCGGTGCTTTAAAAGATTTGCAGGACGTCTATGATTTAACTATGTTTTACAGAGATAATATCATAGCTAATTCAGGAGTAAAAGGTAGCCGTATTAATATTGCTGGTATTCCAAAGGTATTAGGCCAAGACTTTATGACTAGATTATTTAAGTTCATAGCATTAAAGAAAACTGGTTTTGAACTTATCGACCCAACAGAGCAGGGCGCTCAATTATTCAATCACTACGGTGAGTTTGATAATTCCCCAGATGGCAACTCACTTCAAGCAATTAATCTAATATTACAACAAATAGAACATCAAGCAGATATAATCGCTGGAACTAACCCACAGATGTTAGGAAATATTGAAGAAAGGGATGCTGTACAGAATGTGAAACAAGGAATTAAACAGTCATTGATGATCAATCATACATTATTCGAAATGTTTAGAGCAAATCAAAACAGAATAATGAGTGACTTGATTAGAGTAGCACAAATTACATATAGAGAAGGCAGGAGACTTTCATATATCTCCGGGTCAACCTCATACACATTTGAAATACTTCCAGAAAAATTCTCTTTCACAGACTACGCTATATCAATATCGTACGCCTCAAAAGATGCAGTAAAAGTAGAACAGTTGAGAACACTAGGTAAAGAGTTAGTTAGTGCAGGAGTACTTGATCCAGATGTAATCACCAAAATAATGCTATCAGATTCTATTGCAGAAATTACAAGAATAGTAGATACCGGATGGGCTAAAAAGAAAGAAGAAAACAATCAAATTGCACAGGCACAGCAGCAAATCCAGCAATATGAACAACAGCTTAAGGAAATGGAGTCTCAACTTAATAATATATCACAACAGCTTGAAGCAGCAAAAACAAATAATACACAGGCTAAACTTGAAGAAGTTAAAGCTAAGCATGAAGCTGAGATGAAGAAATTAGAACTTGAGAAACAGAAATTACAGAATACTAAGGATTACAACGATAAGCAAATAGAACTTAAGAAAGAAACAGTACAGCTTGAGCGTGAGCAACTCTATCTTGGCGTTGGAAATGCAAAAGAAATTAAAAATTTATAAAAGATGGTTAAAGAAGTAGAATTTAATAACATAGCAGAAACTCTAGACCCATCGTTACCATATGTCTACGATAATCATAGAGAGTTATTTGAAGGAACACTATCTAATGATGCATTAAACTTAAGTATACGAGTCAATGCGCCATTGCGTTGTGGATTTGAAGGTGCTAGACAACTTTATCTTCAATTTGGAAACATCGATTTCGATAGTAAGTTAATAGATTACGTAGATATCGGTACTTCAGAATTAGATGCTATAGATTCTGGAAACGCCGATGTATATAGAACTTACGATTTTGATCTATCCAAAGTACTGATCATACCAAGAAAAATCTATAATACACAAGGATCATCGGAAATTGTCGTTGAACTATACACATACGAGGCTAACATTACTACAGATTATGGAACTAAAAGGCTATCAGTACCGTATACAATTACATCCGATACAAAATATGAATACGATAAATCGACGGACGGAATCTACAGATTAGTACTCGTTGATTACGATTACTGGTTAGCATCCAAATCGTATGGAATTGGTGATATAGTGTATTTTGGTGGAGGTCTTATAATGTCAATTATTCAAGATAATCAAGAACCACCCCAGAACACGGAAGCCTGGATAGCACCAACTTACGAAGATATTATTAATTTTGCATATGGTACTACGGAGAACCCACCAGTTAGAGCTACAATAACAGATATGCTTATAAGCAGATATGCTAAATACAGTATGATAATGGATGTCATCATTTCAAAAGGATTTAAAGGATTTGACGATGACTATGCGGATAGATTAGCATTAATCCTAAACTATATCAGAGAAAAAGCTAAGTTTAATTTAATGGCTGGGAAAGTCGTTGACTCTGCATATTCTCTGCAAATGCTCAAGTTAATGTACTCCAACATTGCAGAAAAAACTGCAGTTAGAAATTTCAATATTCAATATACAATATAACATGAGACAAATATACAAAGATGGTAACATAATAAAGATACCTACCCCAGATTTATCATGTCAATACCCTAGAGGAAAAAAATTAGATTTATTATACTATAATAACGTAAATGATTATGGTGAAGCGCTAAAAACTCTAGTGTATAATTCTGGATTAAAGGACGTTGAAGATACTTCTCATATAATCTATGATCCTAACAGTATCTATAACAACACTCCGATTGAATCAATTTATACAATATCCGGCAGTAGTAATAGATGGTCAAATGCATCAATACTTAGTGTAATACCTTCGATGGTAAAAAATGAAGATTCATATATTGAGCCAAGATATAATATTGCTACGGATTTCTCGGTGCCATCAGAAAATTACAATAATATGTACGACGGTTGGTACACTCAAACTACTATAGTTTTGCAAGATTACCATACTAAAACAATACCTGGGACAATAAGCTACTACAATAGTTCACTGCTCTATTTAGATATTAATAATGATTGGAGACCATTATATGATATAATCTCAGAAACTCCAATTTATTCACTTCCTGGATATATTGGTATGGAGTTTACTACCGAATACGATTTTTTCGTTACTACTAAAACACTGGGATTGTATAAGAAACTATTGGATAATAAACTAGATGGAGAGTGGGCTACAAGGATAAGTGCTATAGCACCGAAGTTAAGATCAATATTAAGCAACGTAGAGATAGCAGACTATGCAACAGCACAGTATTTATTAAATTCGATGAGCATATCATTATTATCTAATTTAATTTAATTATATATGTCACAATATACAGTACAAATCGACCAGCTTCTTATAAACCACCTTAAACCTGAGATAGATAGGCTAAATAAATCCTTAGCTTCAATGGAGAAGATGGGGTATAGTAATAAGGCTATAAAAGATACGAGAATTAAATTAAATAAAATATTACCAGTATATGACTTTCTATATGAATATGTTCATGGAAAAGAGGAGCTTGACCTAAGTATACTTAAAGTACTGATTAATAATGTAGGGCTATCACTTACTACAGATCGATCCAATGAGTTAATAATACAGTCTTCTAGAGGGTCTGCTGACCTAAACAGAGCATATGGGAACGACGAAATCATAAGAGTATATAAAGACGGAGAAATACTTTTAGATGACTTCATAGCGCAGGACTTCGATAACTCTACATTCATGGTTTATGGGGGACAAGACATAGACAAGATAGAAGTTAATGTAATTAGATCAGGAGCACCACCAGAATTATATACTGGAATACGACATGTAGTTATATCCAATATAGCACTAATAGGAACAGAAAAACTTGTTTTAGAAGTAAAGACATACAAACAAAACCAAATAATAACCGAAAAGGTCATGCAATACGAAATATATTTTAACAATTGTAGTAGTAGAGGTAAACCAGTATATTGGGTTGGAACTACAAGTGATAGGATGGGAATACCAAATGATAGACATATTTCTTCAATAATTACCAACCAACCTGCCATTGATTGGGGCTGGGTAGAATCTAATTTTGATTTACAAAATAGATTTATATTCGATGTTAATTTATCGCAAAAGTTGTACATACAGCCAAGTGATGTCCATGCTTTAATCATAGTACCGATCGACGATGTAGATATTACTAGTATATCGGAAATAGTATTTGAACAAGTAATTCCTATGGAATATGGAGTACATTACTACGATGTCGATTTACAAGATAACGATGGTAACAACTATAAATGCTACTATCTAAGAGATTTAACATCCGAATCCTTTACAGGAAATAGAATAATACAGTTTAACATAACAGCAATTTAATTATGCCGATAATAACACCACAAGGAATAGATCTTCAAGCGTCGTCTCCAGTAGAATTAAAAGTAGTATCAGTAGACAGAGCAAGTATTTTAAATATTACGGAAGTTACAAGATATAAGGGTCTGGAAGTATATGCTCAATTAGAAGATAAAAAATATATGTTCAGGGCTGGAACCTCTGACGCAGATTTAGAAGAACAGAAAGAATTAAGAAACGATGGTAATGGTAATGCCTACCTATTGGAATGGCTTGCATTAGGACACACGTCTCCACAAGCACAACTAGATGTTGATGGCGACGGTATATTTAGCGGTAATCTATCAATTAACAACGCTTTGGTTGTTGGTGGAGATACTGAACTGCGTGGCAATCTGCAAGTGATAGGTGATATAACAGCACCAAACATATACACTAAAGATGATTTTATCTGGAAATCAGCTGGAGTAGCAGATGCTGGTAAACCAATAGTACTTAACTACAATGGTGTGATTGATCCATCTTTAATATCAATCAATTCACTTCACTACGTCGGACCATTTACACCAGATAGTACAAACCCACCCACATCTGAATATCCGGATACTACAAACGAAAATGCCGGAGCATTCTGGATAGTAAGTGGGCTAACAACAATATTAGTAGAGTATGTGTTTGTAGACGGACCATTAGTTGGACAAAAAGTGCATAATGGCGACTATATGGTATGGAATGGAGGAAATGACTGGTCTATAGTTATTGCTGGTATAGATGTAACTGAATTCTACGCAAGAGATGGATCGCAACCAATAACAGCTGACTTTGTAGCAGCTGGATTTAGATTAACCGGAGTTGCAGACGCAATAAATGCGAACGATGCTGTGACTCTACAACAAATGAATGCACATACTGCAGCTGACTCAAACAGATTAGGCGGAGAACTTCCTTCATATTATCAAAATGCATCAAATATAACTGCTGGTACACTAGACAATGCAAGACTAAATACGCTTATTAACAGTAGTACCACTGGGAATGCAGCCACTGCCACCAAATTAGAGACAGCAAGAACAATATCCCTCACAGGGGACGTTACTGCAGCTGGAGTACCGTTTGATGGCTCCGGTAATATTGTGTTGACTACTAGCGGTGGAGGAAAATGGCTGGATCTTGATTCTGATCAAGGAATAACATACTACAACTCAGGTAAAGGTATTGGTATAGATATCCCAACTACAGAATTATTATGGGAAGAACGAGGTTTAGCCAATATAACTATGATTGCGGATAGTAATATAAGGGATTACAATATTGCTTGGGTACCAGCTGGATGGGGTGGCCCTGGCTACGATGATTGGGTCGCTGCTGGAGTTACAGATGGAGCCTTTAAAATAGAGGCAAATGACCAAACACTATATTCGAGTGATAATATACTTGAACTGTACAATCAAGGAACATTGAGATTCAGAGTATCTAAAGATGGCGATGTCAATTGTAGAATAATGACGGTAGCTGGAATGGCCACGTCTAGTACAACTCTAGTATCAAATCTGAATGCAGATAGAGTGGACAATTACCACGCAAGTATTTCTTCAGCAGCAAATACATTGGCCGTAAGAGATAGTAGCCAGAATATTACAGCACACGACTTTATCCTATCATCTGATAGAAGACTAAAAGAAGATATCAAGCCGTTAGAAATTGGTATAGATGGTTTAAAACCAGTATCATTCAGATTTAAAGATGGTGGAGAACTCCAGTATGGATTTATAGCACAAGATATGCTGGAAACACACCCAGAGTTAGTTACTGGTACAGGAGAGGTAGACGAGGATGGTAATATCAATTACTACAGTATTAAGACCAATAGTATCATAGCATTGCTGGTTAAAGAAGTACAAGAACTAAAAAAGAAACTGGAGGATAAATAATGGCTTTAGGACCAACACCATCTCTAACAGAAATAAACACTGAGTTAGGTATAAATGGAAGATCTTTAGCATATTGCATACAGTATATAGGAAAAGATGGACTGTGGAATAAACAGTCTGATTTTGCTAATTATACTTATCAACTTGAATTAACGGCCAGCCCAGATAACTTCAATACTTCAGCAAGCGCCGCCACATTGACAGCAAACATTACAGCACCAGATTCAAATTGGTGGACAGACGGAATATATTGTGATTCAAATGGTAATACAGTGTGTACTGATGGAAGAGTAACTGTCACAGACGACACCACTAACAACAAAATAACTATAGATGTATCATGCTGGGGTGATGTATCAAGCACAAGATCAGCCTATATTATGTTAGTGTGGACAGATGATCAAGGCAATAACTATATCGAAGAGTGGGTTACCGTAACACAAAATAAAGTTATTATTTCTCCAGCAGAAAACCCTATAGAATTTACGAATGATTATATTGGGTATTCAGTACAAATACTCATAGATCCTAACAGTACTTGGTCTGCAACAACATCAGATCAGTGGATAGATATAACTACTGCAACTGGATCAAACGGTGATAATCTTGTTTTTAATGTTACTAATGAAGGTGGTTATACAGAAGGAACAATATTTATAGAACCACAAGACTTTTCAAGTTGTTCATCAGATATAAGTGCAATAGAATTAACAATTATAATGAATCCATAAAATGATAAAATATAAATTAATAACAGAAGGAGACTTCCTAACATTCCAAGAGGTAGATATCAATAACGATGAAGTTGGAAGAAGAGCTTTTAAAAAGCCATTAATTAAAGAAGTAGTAACTAACGACGATATCCAAAGTGTCGTATTCGTAACATTAGTAAGTATTGATAACAATACTGCAGCATATTCATTCAAGGAAGTAGAAGAACCTGGAACTGGACATGCATTCGGTGATGCAGCGACATTTAGAGATTATCTGATAACAGAACTTAGTGCATAATCATGAAGATAGTTAATGTAGGAAAAGAAGGTATCTACATACATCTGTACGGAGACTCTGGAGGATGGATTTCTTTAAATATCTACAGCATAAAAGAGTTGCGGCATACAGGAAATCAAAACTTCGTTACTATAGTTAATGCAAGAAATGATACCCTAGCGCTAAAGGCCACTGATATAGAAGATCCAGATAATCCTGGATCTAAATTCGATTGGCAAGGTCTGTGGGATTGGATTATAGGTGCAGTGCCACCAGTGACAGAAGTTCCTAGAGACGGACTTATTCTTGAGTGGTTATTCTGTCAAGATACCGAGGATACATCCCCAAGTGGAAATGACGGGTTTATAAAAGATATCAACATCATCAAATCTACGCAAGATAGGTTTAGTATAGATAATGCAGCATACGAGAATACACTAAACTCACCGGATTCATATATACGGTCGATAAATAATATAGGAATATCTGGTAACGCAGCTAGATCCTTTAGTTGGTGGGCATTAATCAATAATATACATGCTAACCCAGGCTACATGTGGTTAGCTGGTGAGCTATCTTCTAATCATACACTAATTTGTTATATCCGAAATAATAATATTTATCTTGGTAAATGGAATGGAAGAAATGGCTGGATACCCAACACATGGGATAATCAGTGGCACCATTATACTATAGTGTATGAGGGGACTATATTCAATACTGTTAAATTATATCAAGACGGCGTTGAATTACCAAAAATCCAGGTCGGTAATCCAGAGCAACTTGCTACAATAGATAACGGTTTCATAATATTCAATAGACCTAATGTAACACAAGCCATACTCGGTAAAATGGATGACATACGTATATATGATCGAGCACTAACAGAAGCAGAGATTACTGCATTATTTAATGATACACCAACATGCATTCAAGAAGATTGGGTTATTCATGAAGGATTGCCTGTTTTTCACGACGGAGACCATGTAATACACACATAATAAAATAATAAAATGAGTCAAGAATTAAGAGATATACTTAGTAGTGGTGATGTTCAAGAAATACGCCTTGGTGGTACTGCAGAGGAAGACAAGGCAGTAAAGAAATCGGAGCTTGATACTGGGTTAGCAGGAAAAGCCAACTCCGTACATTCACACCAGATTTCTGACGTACAGAACCTGCAAGGTACTTTAGATAACAAGAGAAAAGGAGTAAATGCCAGCAATAGTGGGATTGTGGATGTGGGAGATTTTATCCACATAGGAACAGTAGAAAGTGGTATAGTAGCAAATTTTATCATAGCTACTCTGGAATCATACCATACTTCAGGAATTTCACTTACTATTCATCATAAATGGGTAGAAGCAAAGATCAGTTTAATAGCCACAGATTATTCACCAGCGCCTACACCAGCACAATCACCTCTGTATAATCAACTAATATTAACGCAAGCAGGGGATGGTAATGCAATTGATATATACTTTAGAGTAGGAGATATAAATACTGCTGATAAAAATTATACTATCGATATAACTGCATCATACTCATCAAGTGATGGTGGGGATATAACACTGGATGGTAGTATTGGAGCACCAAGTACTTCTATTTTCCTTACCGTCGACATAGACAGTATGGTGTTTAGATATAGTGATTTAGCTCCAATATCCCTTACTGATTTATCCGATGTCGATACAACAAACGCAACTACAGATCAAGTACTCGGATTCGATGGTACTGGGTGGAAACCTGTAGACCAGTCAGGCGGATCGTCGTCATTTACAGACCTCGACGATACTCCAGCAGACTATGCGGGACAACAAGGAAAATTAGTTAGAGTTAATGCCGCAGCTGATGGTCTAGAATTTACTGGAGAATATAATGTAGGAACAATAGAAGCTCAGTTTACATACAAGACTTCGTGGGATGGTGCTAATGTCACAGATGGAACTGTGAACATTGACAATAGTGATTATGCACAAGCAACCACAATAAATATTGCTAATCTATCTTATGCAGGAGAAAATATTGCAGGTGCTGTTCAGGCCTTGAGCAAAGGAGATGTGGTAATCTTAAAGGATATCAATAGTAACAGGTTTGTATCCTATAATGTAACAAGTGTTGCAGTCGACAACAGTGGATGGTTCAGTATTCCAGTATCATACAGAAACTCAGATGGCAACCAATTCAACGACGATGAAGCAATATCGGTCGGATTAATATTCTTAGGAGCCCACGATTTCCTATCATTACTAGATACCCCAGCAGACTATACAGGGAACGCAGGTAAAGTTGCTACTGTTAATGCAACGGAAGATGGTCTGGAGTTTAGTGATGCACAAAGTCCACTAAATAGTACAGATGACTTGCCTGAGGGAACAAACAACCTTTATTACAGCGATGCTAGGGTAAGTGCTAACGCAGATGTAGCTGCTAATACGGCTAACAGGCACAACCACAGTAATAAAACATTACTAGATAGTTTGACTGACGCAGGCATAGGTAATAAATATTTAGCAGACGATGGTACATATCAAGCTATTAATAGCTGGATAACTATAGCTGTATCTAATGAACAAGAATTACTTGATGCACAAAATGCAATATTAAATAGTCCACAAGGGGCTGGTACGATAATATTAGTAGATCATATCTATATGTCGGCACCTATAACGCTTGAGTTAGACACTATAGTACTAAAAGGTAATTATAACAGAATTTATCAATACGATTATGATCTCACAATAAATGGCAATAACTGTAATATTTATGACATTCTATTTATAGGTAGTAATGCGGCCACTATACGCTTAAAAGGTCAGAATGGGTCTGATTATGTAAGTGCTACGTACAATTTTGATTCTTGTAGGTTTCACTTATATAACGAAAGTGCTGATTTAGTATTATTTGATATGACAGACATGTCAATTAATACTTCACCTCATTTATTTCTTAAAACATGTTCAATAACTGGTAATTTAGGAATATCAAATTACACAGCAAGAGTAGAAGTAATAGATGATTATAAGTATGGAGATATTACTATTATAGATTTAATATCTGTAGCAGGGAGGACCAATTATATTAAGAATATCGGGTTTACTGGCACAAAGCCGTACCAAGGGTTATCGGCAATCACAG